TTCAGGCGGTGTGTTTACATTTGCTCCGGCAGCGGCCTACTCTTTACCAACAGCTTCAACAAGTGTTCTAGGTGGAGTTAAAGTCGACGGAACTACAATTACGATCGACGGCACTGGAGTTATTTCTGGTAGTGCTAGTTTTACAGGGCCAACTACATCAACTTTATCTAGTGTTGTAATAACAAGCGCAACTGTAGATTATGACTTTACTTGGCAATTTAGTTGTGCTTCAACTAGACTCATTTGGGGTGCTCGTGTTACTATCAGTGGTACTAACACAGGATCTGGTACTATCAACGGTAGTGCTAATGGAACTGGTACTTATTATATTATAAACACTAACGGTACTACCTCGTTTAGTTTATCTACCACAGTTGGCGGACTACCTATAACAGCTACCGTAGGAACCCCAGTCGGATTGACCTACGCAATATCAGCAAGTACGACTCAAAGTATCCCGGTGTTTAGTTCTACTGCTGGCAATGCGCTAAAACAAAGTCCGGTTGTTATCAAAGACGATGGCTCTATTGTAACGCCCATCTCATCAAGTCTTATATCATTCCACTGGGATAATCAAGGTCAGCTGCCTAATGCTAGTGAATATCACGGATGTATCGCTCACGTTCACAATGACGAAAGATTATTTTATGCACACAGTGGAGCTTGGAGAGCTGTCGCAAACTTTACAGATCTAGCCACAGTATCAGTACAGGGCATTAGTATTACTGGCACTACGCTAGCTAATAATGTAACAGTAAGTAGTCTAACACAAGTTGGTACTATTACCACTGGTGTATGGAATGGCACTGGAATAGGTGCAACATATGGTGGTACTGGAGTTAACAATGGCTCTAATACAATTACACTAGGCGGTAATATAAGCACAGCAAGTTCATTTACAACTAGCGGAGCATTTGCATTAACATTAACTACTACAGGTGCTACTAACGTAACCTTCCCAACTACTGGAACACTAGTTACAACTACAACAAACAGTCTAGCAAGTCTAACTACTATTGGTACTATTACAAGTTTATCAGCTGGTACTATTACTGCAACTAACAGTATTAAATCAAGCGGTACAACTGGTATTGGTTATGCTACAGGCGCTGGCGGAACTGCGACACAAATCACAAGCAAGTCAACAAACGTGACACTTAATAAGGTATGCGGAACAATCACAACCACTGCAGATTCAGTTGCGGCTGGCGGAACATTTACTTTTAATATTGTCAACAGCACGATAGCATCCACAGACGTTGTACACGTTGCACATATATCAGGTGGTACATTGGCAGCATATACCTGTACAAGCACACCAAATACGGGATCGGCGGCGATAATAGTTAGAAATAATACAGCTGGTCCGTTGGCAGAAGCATTAACACTTCAGTTCGTAGTGATCAAAGCAGTAACAGCATAAGGATTAGAAAATGGCACAACAAACAATCAATATCGGAACTACTGCTAATGATCACACCGGTGATCCGTTGCGTACGGCATTTACTAAAATAAATGCCAACTTCACAGAACTGTATACAGCCAAAGCCGCAGATTTGCAGATACCATCGATCACTAGCCACGGAGGCAGTTATCTAACTACAGATGGTACTAACCTTATCTGGGTAAGTGTACCTGCTACTAATACTTTAACAAACGGTAGTTACAATGTTTCCTTGAACAGCTCAGGACAATTAGTATTTCCAGATAGTAGCATACAAAATTCTGCATACACTAGTGTAAAATCTGGTTATAATGCTGCCAATGCAACAGCAACCATGGGTACCGTTACGGCTTCGTGGATTATTTCCGGCAATGCCTATCATGTAGTATATAGTACCCTGAGCTCCTCTAATGTTACTTACGCTTATTCAGGTATGAATATTATTGCAGGTGTCACTACTTCATTTAACAGCGGCGGAACGTATGTTATGAACGCGGCAAACAATCCTAATCCGCCATGGTTTGTTGGCATTCTAAATACCATCGGCGATGTACAAATTGTTTACATACAAGATATAACTAACAGCAAAGTATATAGAGTGACAGCTATAGCTACTACAACATATGCTGGATACAGCCCGGTTCCTGGTAGCATACTGATTGAACAAATCATTTAACGGTAAATATACTAAAGAGAGCGGAAACCATGCCAATTCAAACGATTAATTTAGGAAGCTATGCGAACGACGGAACCGGTGACGATCTGCGCACGGCCTTTGATAAAGTAAATCAAAACTTTACTTTATTAAATTCAGAAGTAGGTATCGGCAACGGCACTAACTTAGGTTCAGGTGTTGGCGTGTTTGCGGCCAAAGATGGTCAAAATTTACAATTCAAAACTCTAACTAGCACTAATGGCTCAGTAACAATTACTTCGACTGCTAATACAGTTGACCTAGCAAGTAGCTCATCAGTAGTGACCGATACGCATCCAATACTAGGTGGAGATTTAGATCTCCACGGCTACAGACTATTTGACAGTTTTGGTGGATCGGATCTGCAGGCAACGGTACAAGGGCTTGATGTACCCTTTATCTCGGCACTTTTGCAATTAGCTATTAGTAGTAACCGTCTAAACATTGATTTAAGTCCTATTTTAAACTTTATTTCTGCAGGTGCTACTCCTAGCGACAGCAGAGGTTACATTTTAGACTTTGGATTTATCACACAAAATTCAACTAGAGCAACATTAGATCTCGGCAGTTTTATCTAAAATAGCCTACGATAAATACTCTAAACGAGAGAGCGTATGGCCTTAAACATTTGGACACAACCCTCAGGATACAACCTGGGAACATTTGCTGAAAAGCAAGCAGTTAATATTGCTTTGCCTGTATCCGGCAGTCCTACATTTAAAATTATATCTGGAAAATTAGCGCCGGGACTTAGTATTATCGGTTCAAATATAACCGGACGACCTTACGAAGTTGCCCGCGATACTACCTTTGCTGTTTGTATAAGAGCAAGTCTGAACGGGCAAATCAGCGATAGAACATTTAATATGACTGTTACTAACGGTAATGGTCCAGTATTCATAACGCCAGCAGGCGAGCTCGATATGGGCCCAGAAGCACAGTACTTCTTAATGGATAAGACCTACGTCGACTTCCAACTACAGGTATTTGATGCTAATGTGGCAGCTGGTGCAAAACTAAAATATTTTATTGCATCTGGTAGTGGTTCATTACCACCGGGATTGACGCTTACCTCCGAAGGTAAAATAACAGGATTTGTATCACCATTATTATATGTAACACCACAAAGTGGTGATGGATCTTATGATAATAGTTATTTTGATGCAGTCGCCTACGATTTTTCCGTTATATCAACTAACGGATTTGATAGTTATAATTTTGATGATGTATTTTACGACTTTAATTTACCAAACAATTTACCTAGACAGTTAAACAGAAACTATCAATTTGTTGTGTCGGTAACTGACGGCACTCTAGCTGTTCAAAGAACATTTAGAATATTTGTAGTCGGTGATGATTTCTTCAAAGCAGATAACACAGTATTAACTGATTCTACACAATATTTTACAGCAGACGTAACTTACCTAAGACCACCAGTATGGAGTACTGATGGTAATCTTGGCCTGCATCGTGCAAACAACTATATCACTATTCCATTAGAAACATATGATCGAGAATACGTTCTTTATACACTAGAAGTTGTCAATGCTAGAAATACTGCAATTACTAGCACATATGTACCTTCAGACAACCAAGCTACTAATACCAATCTTGTAATTAAGAAATCAAATACTATACCTTTAGTTAATCAATATCTAACTTTTGATTTACGTGTAAATGGTGCTACTAGTAAACTATATAAAATAACCGGTGTATCTGCAATAGGCAATGGATTTTATAGACTAGGTTTAGATAGTCCCTTAGAAGTTAACATTCCGGATAACGTTAGTTTCTTGATAGGTGATTTGCCTACTATTCCACCAGGTATGACCTTTGACGAAAATGCTAGTATCCTAGCAGGGCAAGTGCCATACCAGCCTGCAGTTACCAAGTATTATAATTTTACAATTACTGCAACGAGAATATCAAGTAGTACAGAACGAGCAAGATCCAGTAGATTATTTACAGTGGGAATTATCGGTGAGATTGATAGCACTATAACCTGGAACACACCAAGCAATCTAGGAACCCTTATTGCTAATTTGACTAGTAACTTATCATTAAGTGCTACAACTAGTGTACCAGATGCTGAATTAGTCTACACGATAACAGCCGGTAAATTACCGTTTGGTCTAACACTGACTGCCGATGGAGAACTAGTAGGTCGTGCTAATCAATATCTCGATCCTAGCAAAGGTACATTAGGGCTTACATCATTTAAAGGTACGTCATTTGATCAGAACGGTACAACGTTTGATAGAATCTATACATTTACAGTTCAGGCACAGGATCAATTTGGTTACAGTGCAACTACTCGAACATTTAGATTATCAATTATATCTCCCGACACACTATCATATAGTAATATTAAGACTAAGCCTTATCTAAATATTCCACAACGTACAACATTTAGGTCGTTCATTAATAACAGTTCAGTGTTTACACCGTCAAGCATATATCGACCAAATGATCCAAACTTTGGTATTCAGGCCGAATTAAAAATGATCATATATGCAGGTATAGAAACTAAAGCCGCTGCCGCTTATGTAGGAGCGATGGGGCTAAATCACAAACGTAAACAATTTTACTTCGGGGATCTAAAGTCGGCAGTTGCTATCGTTCCAGGAACACATACAGAAGTATACGAAGTAGTTTATGTGGAGATGATTGACCCGTTAGAACCAAATGGTAAGCGATTAGCTAACAGCTTATCTCTTACTCCGAGCGAGGACTACATTACAACTGACAGTAGCCAAAGTTTTTATTCTAGAGAGGGCGGTGCCGCTGGCCCGAATCAACCATATCTGAGTATAGATTCCACTGCTTATCAAGTAAGTGATCCACATCCGCAAAAGTATTTTCCTAATAGTATAAGTAATTGGCAAGATAGATTGAAAGCCGTCGGTTCAACTGAAAGAAATTATTTGCCATTATGGATGCGTAGTGTACAGCCAGGAACTTACGAAGAATTAGGTTTTGTACTAGCTGTGCCAATATGTTATTGTAAAGTTGGTACATCAGCTACTATCCTAGCAAATATAAAGAATGTTGCACCGTTTGACTTTAAACAACTAAATTATACAGTAGATCGCTACATAATCGATGCAGTAGCCGGTCAAACTAACGATAAATATCTTGTATTCAGAAATGATAGGATAACCATATGACCAGTGCAATTAACACTACAACTATAAACACCTCATACCCTGTAGCAGGTGCAGATAATGATACTCAAGGATTCCGCGATAATTTTACCAATATCGTGGGCGGACTAGCTACTGCCGCTAGCGAGATTTCTGCGCTACAAGCTAATGCTGTACTCAAGGCTAACTTAACAACAAACGGAACTGTGGCTAATAATCTAGCCGGTAGTTCAATTTATAATGGCACATTTAGCCAGTTTTATAGTTCAGCATATATCAATACTATCAGTGCAAGTACTTTCAATATCGATCTAACTAACGGTCCAGTACAGTTTTTAACTATGACTACTGACGTTGCTTATACATTTACCAATTGGCCAGCAAGTGGTCAAATGGGAGTTGTTAGAGTTATCCTAGCCAGTGATGGTACTAGTCAACGTACAGCAACATTTGCCTCAGCTAATGGCGGTACTATTAAATATGGCAACGGCGGCCTAACTACTAATGGTTTCAGTTCACCGTTTACTACTCCAAGAACTGTAGTTAGAACAACTGTAGGAACAGCGGCGGCGGCACAGGCAGTGTTAACATTTAATGATATCATGGACATTGTACCAGGAAACACAGTATCAGGCGGTAGTGCTATACAAGCCGGAACTACTGTACTGTCTGTTAACATTAACAACAACACAGTTACACTAAGCAATCCGTTACAAAGTCAAATTAGTGGTAGCACTGGAATAACTTTTTCATATACAGGCCCTAGAGTAATCGAAGCATTCACTGTAAATGGCGGATCAACCGTCTACATACATCAAATAGCAGACTTCTAATGCATCCGTTAGCCGGTGACCTTTCTGCTTTAAAAAATAACGAGTTAGAATCCAAAATTAACGATCTAACTCGCAAGTATTTTCTTACCTATAATACAGATGTTAAGCAACAGATAGCCCAATTATTGGATACCTATCGAGCAGAACAACAACAACGCCAAAAAGCAGAATACGACAAATTGATGAATAGTCAGGATAAAAGTCTTGACAAACTAATTAATATCAACTAAACTGTTGATATGCAATTAGATCAGTACAGTAATCCCATCTTTGAAGAAAAAGATATCTTTGATGCAATCTATCAAGGATATAAGTTTTCTAATGATCCCCTAATAGTAAAAGAACGCACAGATGAATTGATCAGTCTAGAAAATCAAATTGGTACTAAATTCCTATTAAGTAGCAATGCAGAAATTAGCATAGAAGAATTTGATGCATTAAATCAAACAAATTGGTTTATGCCAGACGAGTACAAGCAATACGATATTGTAGATTGGCTGTACTGTGAATGTAAAACTATAGAACAAAAAGATAGAGTCACAGAAGAGCTCAAAGCATTTGCTGAACGAGACATGATCTTGTTGTTAAAATGGCTCAAGTATTTTGTAGATACTATGACTAAAAATAATATAGTTTGGGGTGTAGGAAGAGGATCTAGCGTAGCCAGTTATGTGCTATTTTTGATGGGTGTACATAATATCGATTCACTAAAATATAATTTAGACTGGCACGAATTCCTAAGATAAGTAAAGAGTAATCCAGGAGATTAATATGGCAATGAAAGAACAACAAAGACAAGTCTATCGCACTATGCAAGGTGTTGAAATAGATATGGGCAAACTGATGAATCAAAACGAAATGACTGTTGCAGTAGGCAATGTTAAAGTCAATGCTCGTGGTGACGAACTTGGCCCGGGTGGTAAGATCCTAAGAACAAGAGAAGAAATACTACGTGATTCTCAACCTAGCGGTCCAGTTCCGGAACAAATGAACGTTCGTGCAGAAACTGCACCAGCATCTGTTGCACCAGCAAAAAAGGACGTTTCCAGTATGGATCCGGAGGGTAAGGAATGATTAATCCAATCGAAGGCGATTTAAAACCACTTAGAGATCATGTCCTTGTTACTGACATGAATTTTGAAGAGCAACGTACTGCTAGCGGTATTATAATCCAAAGCGATGATGGAAAATCTGAAGGTATTAAACCCCGTTGGTGCCGTGTATGGAAAATTGGGTCTGAGCAAAAAGATGTAAAAGTTGGCGAATGGATTTTGGTCGAACACGGTCGTTGGACTAGAGGCATTAAATTAAAATTAACCGACGGTGACGTCATCGATGTAAGACGTGTTGACTGTGCAGGCATTATGGCATCTGCTGATGAGCGCCCGTCAGGACTCGAACTTGGTACGATATCTACAGTTGGACACGGTGGATCTTATGATTTTAATGACATGCAACGTGCATTAACTTAAAATGCTTTTGAGCAACAAGGGCCTTGACGGGCCCTTTTCTTTTGTGTAAAATATATAAAAGGAGAAATCTATGAGCACACATGAACAAGCAGTTGAAGATATTAAAAAAGCCAAAGACGCACTAGATAAAGTTAGTACTGTACCCGTTAAACAAAAGTTACTTACACATACCAATGTTAGTATGGTCAAAAGCGTATTTAGAATTGTGGCTGGGCTAGCACTTGCCGGCGGCGGCTGGTTAGAAATGAATCCTTACATTCAAGCGGCAGGACTGATATTGGTTCTAGCAGAAGTATTAGGCATTGCCGAGGAATTAGTATGATCGATTTGTGGGTAGAAAAATATCGTCCTAACACCCTCGATGGGTATGTATTTTCAGACGAGCATACACGCAAGCAAATTGAAAACTGGATTAAAGAAAAAAGCATTCCGCATTTGTTGTTTAGCGGGTCTGCTGGTATTGGCAAGACTACAATGGCCAAGATACTGATCGAGCAAATGGGTGTGCAAAATTCCGATGTGTTGTCAGCTAACGGCAGTAAGGAAGCTCGTAAAATTGAGTGGGTAGATAAGTTGATCGGTTTTTGTCAAACTATGCCGATGGGCGATTTTAAGATTGTCCTTATCGACGAAGCCGACTACATGAACATCAATTCAGTTCAGCCTGCGCTTCGTAATTTGATGGAAGACTACAGCCATACTGTCCGATTTATCCTAACCTGCAACTATCCTAATAAGATCATGCCAGCTATCCATAGTCGCTGTCAAAAGATCCATATTGAAAAAACAGACATTAACGAGTTTACAGCCCGTGTAGCAACGATTCTAGTTACAGAAAATATCGAATTTGATTTAGATACATTAGATACGTTTGTTAAAGCTACATATCCAGATTTGAGAAAATGCATTAACAATGTACAGATGAACAGCCTCGACGGTCGTCTTCATATTCCAGAAAAAACAGGAACCGAAGAACGAGACTATAAAATCGAAATGGTTGAACTGTTTAAGGCAGGAAAAATTTCCGAAGCTCGCAAACTAATTTGTAGCCAAGCTAGTACTGATGAAATGGAAGAAGTCTACAGATGGCTTTACGATAATGTTGATATCTTCGGTGACGAGGAAAAACAAAATAAAGCGATCCTTGCGATCAAAGCAGGGCTAGTTGATCACGCACTAATCATTGATCCAGAGATTAATCTTGCGGCAACGCTGATTAGGTTAAGTTATCTTTAGTCAATAAAAAAGGACCCGAAGGTCCTTTTTTTACATCCTATTAGTCTCCATAAACCGCAAGCACCTCCTTCACGGCATTATGGCGTTCGATGTCTTGTGCTTCAAACTGTACGATATCTATATGTTTGAGCGTGGGCTTTTTTGATATTAGATTGCAGAAATTGATCAATCCATTGTCATTTAGTCGATCTGCTTGAGCTAAGTCACCTGTTACAATCATTTTGGAACCTTCCCCTAAACGAGTTAGTAGCATTTTCATTTGGTTGACTGTGGCATTTTGCATTTCGTCCGCAACTATATATGCGTTTTTAAATGTGCGGCCTCGCATATAGGCCAATGGGCTTATTTCAATAACACCTTCCTCTAGCATTTTTGCTATGTCTTTTTGTTGGTAATACTCTCCGAGGACATCAAATATAGGTCTTGTCCATGGTGCCATCTTTTCATTCAATGTACCTGGTAAAAATCCTAGATCTTCGTCCACACTAACGGCGGGTCTAGTAACAACGATTTTATCAACGAGTCCTTCCTGAAAGGCTCTGATCCCATTCTGCACAGCCAACAAGGTTTTACCCGTACCGGCAGGCCCGATAGCAAAAACTATGCTCTTGCTGTCGTCTTGTAGTTTATCTAGGTAAATTCGCTGATTCGCGTTTCTGGGGTAGAGACTGACTCTCTGCTTCTTCTGTGGAAGATACGTTGGAAAATCAATTACTTTAACTTCTGATGTAAAGCGTTTTTTCACTCTT